ACCTGCTCTCGAATGCATGGTATTAAGATTATGAATAAATCCTTCCATTGCCTGATAGGTATCTCTATCAGTATCTTTTAATGCTCGTTTTCTAGCAATTTCAATAATTCGATAAATATTATCAAGATTATTTTCATTATCAGTCAATTTATATGCCAATGTGGCATCCCAACCAGCAATATTCTCTAGCATAGGATATTCATTGGTAACATTTGTTACTTTAATTAATGCTTCGTTAATAATTTCTTTAGCATTATCAATATTCATAATATCTTCATAAGTATTAATTAAATGATTTTTAAAATTTTTAATATAAGTCTTTTTTACACCAGGAGCCATATCACGATCAAAACTAGGAATGCTTTGTCCACCCACAATCTATTTAAAAAATAGATAGCCGACTATATCTTACCCCTCTAGCTTCACCTAGTTAGGGGTCTGCATTTTTCGCTTTTGTTTCCATCCCAAAAGCTACGATACTCGGTTATTCACTGTTAAGAGGTGACCAAACCTCAACCCTTATGCGGCAGTTATCCTTTTTCTAGTCTGTTGACCTGTTTAATCATCATATCCACCTATTATAACACTTACTGAATATTCAATCTCTTTAGATCTACCTGAGCCAGAACTCAATTCTTGAAAATCTTTGATTTTATGTTTTCTTTGAGTTCCTTTTGATTTATCAACATCACAATTAAACATATAAAATCTATCATATAATGTACCTTTTGGAATACCACTAGCTTTAGAAATTTCCTTCATAGTTCCAGTATACACGGTACCATCAGCCATAATTAATTTATAAATAGAATCAATATTACCGTTTTTTCCATTTTTAAACATACTTATACTGTTATTTCTATGATTGGAAAATTTTAAATTTGATGGATTATTATCCAAAGGATTATCATTTATATGCTCAATCAATTCATATGGACCATTATTAATAATAGATAATGCAATAATTTTATGATATTTTACATTATTTGTCATTCTTCCAGTATTTGTGGGATATTTACGTTGTAATCCTACAGCATAATATCCCCGTTTATCAATATATGGTTTTAAAATTCTATTTGTATCCATATTAATAATATTGAATGTTTCAGTATCGAAATAATAATTGTCTTTAATATGATCTAATGACCATAATGCACTAATTTGCACTAAACTCATAATATCACCTCTAGTTAAATATTAAATAGAGATTATATTCTGTGTTATAATTAATTTGATTTGATTAAACGTGGCACTGGATTGTCATATATTTGGTGTGAATATATGATTTCCCCAGTTAGCAAGAATATTAGCAGTCATTTCCTACTGTTACTAAACGTTATTCTCACACCTTGCGGAACACAAGTTAACGCAGTTTCTACTATGACTTTCATCATAGCGACACAATGTTCAGTTTATGTTGGTCATTCTGATTACTCTGAATTGCAATAGCTGCAAGTGCCGCATATGATGCAATTGATTGGGGTTCTCTTAAATGACCATGACCTGTTGTAAATCCATCTTTAAATAATTTTGTTAAATTAATCTGACAACAAGTTGTCGTAAAACTATAGAAATCAAGATCATGAATATGAATATCACCCTCATTATGTGCCTTTGCATGATCAGGATTTAACATGCGCAATTGATAATATTCTTTAGCAGATTCTGAACCGAATTTTAACATACTACCCATAGGAGTAACACCATTAATATTGGCATTTTCACGAATCATATCAATATTTGCACTATCTAATGATGTAATACCTTCATATGTATTCATTAATCGACCCATCATATCTCGAGTCTTTCGTCTATTTTCTCTATATAAAATATATGCCTTTGCAACATCAGGGAAGTAAACCATTAGAGCCTTTTCTACTTCATCCTGAACTTGCTCAATATCTACAGTATTTGTATTCTGATCAAATGAAAGATTATTTGACACATTTAATGATAATTCTTTACAAATTGGGTTAATATAACTTTCGTCATAACCTAATCCCATAAACGCCTTTTTAATTGCTAATTCAATTTTAATAGGCTCGAAAAGGTTTTTATCACCGTTTCTCTTAATAATATATCGCATAGTGATATCCCTTCTTTCTATAAAAGATATAAAAATGATTAAATTTATCCCACAGACGAGAAATCTGTGGGATAACGTAATCAAATATTACAATAATATTGATTTAAATATTTGTTTTATACCTTTTATAGTTTCAATATCAATATTAATAATCGTCTTGCCGTAATGATTTTCCTCATAAAATCTCATAAAATCAAAATTTTTATCTTCTTTTTGAATAATTTTTAAATATGATTTAAAGTCATTAATGGCAAACGCTCGAGCTTTTACGGCTTCTTTATCACGATTTTTATATTTTTTATTACGTTCAATCATTGTAATTAAAGAAAACATTAGTCCAAGACTATGTTTCATACCTTCAATATTATTATTCTTCTTATTTTCTTGTAATACTTTATGAATCTCATCATACTGATCCATAAATGATTTATTTGGACTTATTTCAATAGACATTGTATCATTCTTAAATGGTAATAATTTAATTTGACCCTCATATAGTTTATATGAACTATCAATAATATTTACCGATTCTTCACAGATATATTCCACATCACCATTATGTCTATATTCGGAAATTTTTCGATATGGTTGGGTGTGTATGTTATATTTTTCCATTATACTTTTACATTTTTCTAATGTCATATAAAAGAATAATCTACTGTCTACACACTCATCACCATTTCCAATGACTGTGTCATATAATGATCCTAATTCAAATGTAATACTTCCTGATGTACAATTATTTTCAAATATTCCGATAGCACGACCAGTTGCACCAAATAATTCAGTATGTAATAATACATCTTCAAAACATTCGGATACTGATCTATATTTATATGATAACTTACTTTTTGATGGTTCCAATCTTAAAATTCTTGATCTTGTACTGTTCCATGTATAATATAATTCTTTAATAATACCTCTATCATTATAATGTCGCATTAATTGTGTTTCAAAATACACCATATATTTATAACGATTAATAATTGATAAAAATGAGTTATACCAAATACGTAAAAAGTCACGTTGATTTTTACATTTATGATTATCCAAATATATCCCATTACCAACACCAATGCATTCAATATTAGATGAGTAATATATTGGATCATTATCGGATAAAATATTATCAATAATATTGATTATTGGAGTAATATTATTTTTAATATCATTGATATATGATTTCCAATATTTACTAATATCGTATAAATTATAATCATAATTAATAGCAACATTTTCAAAGATTAAATCATAACCAGAATCTTTATTAAATCCATTAACATATGTAATATCAACATTTTTAAGTTTTGGTATATTATTTGTATTAATATAAATATCATCAGGATTGCATATCATAAGTAATATTTTCTTCCCATGTGTTAATTCAGAATTATTTAGTAATTTATTGACATTAGTATATATATTACCTCCAATATTTACACCTTGTATCCACCAAGTATTTCCGACAGATTTTGATACAGCTTTACCATGAGTCACTATAACCATATCATACTTTAATGCTCGTAATAAAAATCTTGATGGTTTCATGTATATTTTATTTTCATTATATACGTCATTATTTATATAAACCTTACCACCATTAAATTCTTTAAAATCCATTTCAGTAGATACTGAGTTCTTTTTTATAAAATCACTAGACCTGTTATCTATAGATTTTTTAAAGAATTTAATCTTTTCATTATCAGATAGATTATTAAATTCTATTTTACATAAACTTAAATATGCAATAAATCTTTCAAAATTTGCAATCATTAATGAATTTAATATTGCTTTAACTTTTTTAACATTATTTATATGAGTTTCTAATTCTACATATAACTCATCATCTGATAAATTAGTTGGAAGTAATTTATCAAAAATATTTTCATTATCAGTTAATTGTAATTCACCACCAATAATAACATCATATAGAATTGCCATAGAAGCATTATGTGCATTTGGATCGCTGTTGTATTGGTTTGTTATTTCAATAATATAATTTTTAAGATTTTTTAAAATATTATCTGAATTTAAAATCTTTTCTAATCTATTTTCGTCCAAATATTCAGGATTAATATTATTAAAGTTATCAATATAATTCTCTGCCATAATAGCAAAATTATGTTCAATGAATATATCATTTAGTTCCGATTCATCAAATACTTTATTTTTAGCTCTAAATTTTATAATATTTTTATCCTTTTTCATAAATTCACATCCTTTAATTTATAATAAAAAATAAAAGCATAAACATTATTTTAATTTAAGGTAATATAAGTATTCTTGTATTATTATTGATATTATATCAATCATAATTTATATGATATTATCCGGTCCCTTAAAATAATGTTATATAAATTGTGTTAAATTACTCTCCCTATACTGGTGAAATATCCAGTATAGGGAGTTTTATTTTTTAACCTAGTGCATCACTAGAGTCATCATCTAATTTACATGTATAATTCTGAGTTACACCGTCACCATTAGTTGATGTTAATTTTACTTTATAATCATTCTCTACACCACTCTTGATAAACTTATCATAAGTTACCCAAGAAATGGCCCAACAAACAATACCTTGAGTGATGGAAATGAAACAATCTAAACCGATACTATTAATAGAACTACTAGAGAATACGTATAGGAATGCTAAAATAACAGAAATAAGTGCATTAATAAAAGGAATGAATTTATTAGGACATTTTGTAGCTCTAATCAGAATGCCAATACCCCAACAAACAGGAATTAGTACCAATAGTTCAGGTTTAATCATATCAACAATATTGAGTTCCATAAAATCGACCTCCTAACATAATATATTTACTTTATTGTTTATAGACTAAAACTACGAGCATTTTTCGTTTTGTAACATATATATAAATAATATGACATTTTATTATATCATATAAAATATAGAAAGGCGGTATTATCTATGTCTACTACTGCAATTGCAAAGCTAGGCGTAAGCCTAAAGCTTGATAATGGCAATGTTGTTGAACTACGTGAAGGCGACATTGTTAACGACCTTGTTTATAGAAACAATGGTGTTGAAACTACTCTCAGTGGTTCTGTACGAGTCATTGATGCAAATACTCGTTCCAACAGCACTATTCCTGATGATTGTCCTCCTGAGCCTTATGCTCATCGATTCATTCAGGTTCCTTCTCTTGTAATCGATAGTTCTAGTGAATATGATGCTGAACTAAATCGTGTTTCAATTGCATCTATTCTATCTATTGGTAGTGTCACTGAAAATGCTGGTGCCATTACTGTCGGTATCGGTGGTCAGTATAAAGCACTATCTGAAGTTCTATCTACTGCAGAACCTGGTGCTACTATTAAGCTACAGGATGGCGAATTCACTGAAGCACTATCTTTCAATAAGAGTGTAAAAATTGTTGGTTCCGCTAATACTGTTCTAACTGGTCCTATTAGTGTCGTTGGTTCTTCTGATGAAAATGCAGAACCTATGTCTCTAGAACTAGAAAATGTTAAATTAAGTGGTAATGCTGCAATGACTGTACGTAATGTAGGTTCTTTAACTATGACCAACTGTGTCGTTGAAGGTTTAACTGCAAGCGATGATGCAGCATATCAGCCTCTAAATGTTCTAAGTGAAAACCCCATGGTTGTTAAGGTTACTGATTGTACTTTCGGCGATTCTGATGAAAAGTCTTACAACTTACTTAACATCTATGGTGCTCTAAAGAGCGGCTCTGAATTCTCCAACAATACATTCTCTGCTGAATGTTGCACAAATAACATTATTAATATTTATAATGCAGATGAAGGTGCAGTTATTAATATTAAGAACAATCATTCTGCAGTTTCTAAAAATATGGCACGTATTACAACTGCAGGTAATCCCACATTTACTGTTAACCTAATTGGTAATAGTTATGAATCTACTAATGGTCAGGATAATTGGCCTGATCCTGAATATGCTGGTCTAATGTTCTTCCAGCCTAGTAAGAAGACCACTAGCTTCTCTAACTGTACAGTTAATATTGATAAGACAACTATGTCCAATCCTGATGGTCAGTTATACTTCATGTATGCTCATGGTGAAGGCATTATCGAGCTCACTGAAGATAAGTTACCCACAGTTGTTGTTGATGGTGTTGTTCAAACCGAACACGTTATCCTACCTCGTACTAATGAGGAAATTGCTGGTCAATAAAAATAATTATAATCCCATATACTCATTTGAGTATATGGGATATATTTTTTATACAATTTCAACAACATACCAATCATCTGCAAGGATATCACGAATGGAAGGTACCCACATAGCATGAGAACCATCAGTAGTACTAATCTGTAAATAAGGTTCACATTTAAACAGATCACCTTCATTTAATCCCCATGCTTCAGCAGTTTGTTTGTTACAGGGAATACCATCAGGATAAGCCTTTTGATATACAACAAACATACCTTTGCCATTCCAGCCTTCACGAGAAATTCTCTTACCAGATTTAACAGCCTTTAAAGCTTCACCAAAATCACCAATATGAGTAACATTCATAGTATAATTCCTCCAGTTCTATAAATTTAAATATTGTTGAATGTAAAATAAAATCGTAAAACCAATGATTATAATTATATATTATAATTATAATAAAATAAAAGGAGTATTATTATGATTTATAAGTTTTATGTAATGATGCGAAGAGTAATTTCCTCTCTTGCATTAACGGAAGTCGAGAAAGAACACAATCTCCGAAATGGTTATTACTATGATTATGTAGCTATATATACGTTTGAAGACGCAGTTGACCTTGGTTGGATTCGTCCTGATGGTAGTCGGAATTGGGTCGTCCCTCCATGTGATGAAGATTCTCCTACATTTGTTTGGGGATTTAATGATGAGACTGAAGCAATTAATTTTGCTTGCAGTCTTAAGAATGAAATTGGAATAAAAATAGTAGGATGATATTATCATCCTACTATTTTTTTAAATACTTTTTTTATTTTGTTAACTTCTTTATTTACTAATTTTTCATCATAGTTATTTAGCATACCAGATGTAATAAAATGAAGATTATTGTTATATTTAAAATCAATGGGTCTAACTAAACTAGGATCTCTATTATCAATAGGTCTACCACTATTAATAATGTCAGAAACAAATTGACTACAAAAATAACGGTATTCTCTATTATCAGGAATTCCCACATAATTCTTTAATAATCCCACAAAATTATATTTAAACTTACTTTTGTTATTAATAAAAAACTCTAATCTCTTTTTCATTTTATTTAATTCAGATTTACTAACCATTAGTACATATAAACTATAGGGAATATCTCGTTTAGTGAAAAAATCTTGATGAATATTTTCTTCTTTAAATACACCAATAAAAGGATTTGTATCAAACTTTCTACCAAATGAATACATATGACTCATTGATGAGTCAAATGAAATACTACAATGTGAAAATTCAGAATCAGTTACAGTTTTAATAGCATTAGCTAATAATGTTCCAGAATGCATTAACATAATAAATACTGGATATTTTCCAGTATCTACTGCTTCACTAATAATATCATCATTTGTTTCATTATATTCATTCTCAATACACTTAAATTCAAAAATAAATTCATCATAAATCATACTATATAATGTATTTAAACATTCAGTCACATGATCTTTTATATTTAATTCTTTATTTTCATGACAAAAAATATCTGATTTATCATGAATCATAGAATGTAATGTTTCTAAAGATTGTTCAATAGTAACAGAATTTACTGCAGATTCAATTATACCTTTAATTTCTAATTTAGTAGGAATATGATACATAGCATCTAGTGCTTCTGTTACTTTCATAGAAATATCTTTAAGGTTACTATTAGATCCATTAATAAATTCTTCTTTTCTACCTGCAAGATATAAAATAAATCCATCATAATTCTTATCAACGATCTTTATATAGTCAATGTTTTTTTGAGACTTCATAACATTGTCCTTTAAAGTCTCTTTCTTTCTATCAACCTGCATATGAGGATGATGATTATCACTTTCTTTAATCTCAATTTCTAGATTTAAAGAAGGGATATATACGTCAGGAATATAAAACTTTTTTTCTCCTTCATATTCATAATAATATGTATGGGGAGAAGGACACATTATATCAGATGATTCCCAATTCATGAATAAATCTAACATTTTAAGAAAATCTAACTCATAACTACCCGTATAAGTTTTTTCTGTATTATCAGACCATTTATATTTACCGCTAATTTTTCTATGTTCCAGCATTTTTCTTTGTTGTTCAGGATCATCTAATAGAGATGTTTTACCATACTTACCAATCATTCTTTGTTTAAACATCTCTCTGTATTTATCAGTACATTGCTTTCTACCACATAATCTATTATACTTATTAGTAGACTCATTCCATTGTGTCGGACGTTTACACATAATACATTTAGAACCAGTTTTACCAGTTTTAATATAATACAAATATTGATTTATAGTAAAATCTTTTGGAATATCTTCAATATGATCTTCCTCGATATGTTCTTGTAGACTACTAATAGAGATATAGCAATCCTCACAAAAAGGACATTGTATTTTTTTAGCCATGTATTCACCTACTTTATCATTTCTTATTACATACTTGTTTTTAGCTTATTTAAACAGCATATTTAAAAATTAAAATAAATTTTAAATATATATTATAGAATTAACAAAGAGATAAATTATCTTGGAGGAATTATATTATGGATAGTAGTATTAAACGTAAAGCCGATTTATTAAGAAATGCTAGACCCGTAATAATTTATTCAGAATATAGTAAAGTATGTGCTGTATGTGATAAAAAAGAATTACCTAATGCAACTATTACTAAAGAAGAATTTTGGCTATGTGAATCATGTCTAAATGTATTAAAAAATCTTGTTAATTCTAATAAATAATATAATAAGCCACTTTTGAACAATGTATCATGAATGGCCAGCGAATCATGCCAAATTATAGTATCAGATGCAATGAATGAATCATTACACAAAATAGTGCCAATAGACGTAAATGAATCATAATTATTTAAAGTATCAATGTTCGCGAATGAATCATAATATATAATAGGATCATCTCCGTATAATGAATCAGAGTTTTTGTTATAGTATCAAGGTGCAAGAATGAATCATAGATGATTAATGTATCAATAAATGCAAATGAATCTGATTACATAATATAGTATCATGACGAATAAATGAATCAATCCAAGTTATAGTATCATGATCATAAAATGTTTTTATTTAAATATAAAGAAGGTGATAGTATGAAAAAAAGATTCTTTGATTTAGCAAGAAAAGAGTCTTACCTCTAAGTGATATGAAGTATCACCGTTATCATATTGGATGTGTAGTTGTAGAAAAAGGAAAAATCATAAGTTCTGGATTTAATTCAACAAAAACACATCCTATTCAAAAAACATATAATATTGAACGATTTACATCTGATGCAACTCCACATACTCTACATGCAGAAATTTCAGCATTATCCCATGTTATTAATAAAGATGTTAACTGGGATAATGTTGAATTATATATTTATAGAGAGTTTAGAAACGGAAATGTTGCATTAGCAAAACCTTGTAAAAGTTGTATGAAGTTAATAAAAGAACTCGGAATCAAGAAAATTCATTATACAACTTATGATGGGTATTGTACTGAAATTTTAAAATGAAAGGATATTAATTATGGAAAATCAATATATTTATTTAATGCTTGAAGAAAGTGAAACTGCTTTCGGCGAATATGAAACTGATGTAGTATATGCATCAACTAATGTTAATGATTTTTTAGTTGCATTAGTAAATGCTCCTAGATGTAGTGACCTAACGTTACAAATTATAGATAATGGCAGAATTAATATTAATAATGATCAACGTTTAACTATGAGATATTCTCATTATAGTCATATGAATCAACGCTTGTCTCTACAATCTTTTGCTGATGTAGTATTTGGATGTAAATCTATTCATATTGATGTAAGAAATACTATTATTAATTATATTAATGATTATATTAATAAAACTGATTTTGTAAAAAAGGATAATGAATATATAACAAGGGTGGAACTTGAAAGAAATAAACACCGATTAAAATTAATGCATCAAATTGCTGAAGAATTTGGTTATGATTTAGTTAAAAAAGAAGAATAATTGAAAGGATTATATTTATGGAATCTAATGAAAACTTAAAAAATGAATATGTATATTTAATATATGAACTATATGTAGATGACGATGTAGCTTGTTTTGAGCCGATATGTGTTACAAGTAATATCATAGAGTTTCTAGAAATTTTGGTCAATATGCCTATATTTACAGAAGTGATAGTATCAATTATTAGTAGTGGTGATCAACAGTTAAAGACAGTCAATAATAAACCATTTAATTATACATATGAATATTATTCATATGTATCAAAACGTGATGTATTATATGAATTAATGGAAAGACTATCACTTACTAAAAAATATAATTGTATTGATAATATTACTAGAAATACTATAATTACTTATATTGGAGAATATATTGATAATACAGATTTTGATGAATTAGAAAGAATTGAAAATGAGTATAGAGATGCTCGTGTACGTGAAAATAAAATAAATCAGTTGAATAAGCTGGCTAAAGAACTTGGATATGATTTAGTCAAAGAAGAAGAAAAGACATGGGGATAATACATCCCCATTTCTTTTTTTTTATTTTTTTATACATACCACATTCATTTAATATATAATAAAGAGAGGAGTGAAATGATTGGCAATTAAACCAGAACCATTATTTGGTTTAGATAACTTTGGTAAACCAAAAACATTATCTACAGCAGAAACCATAGCCCAAATGGTTTTAAATATTTTATTATTGAAACCTGGTCAGCTTCCTTCTCTACCTCATATTGGTATTGATATTAAAAAATATTTATATAAATTTGAAGAGGATATTGATCCAGATCATTTAAAATCACAATTAATTTATCAATGTAATAATTTACATGGATATATTGATTTAAATGGTGTAGAAGTTGTAGTATTACCAGTTGGTCATGAATCCATTTTATTTATTTCAATCCCATTAACTGTAGCAGTTGAACAAGATAAAGAAATATTAATTGGATTTAGATATAAAAAAACTGGTAAAGAAGTTACATTTAATTATACGATTGCTAGTAGTATACTAGAATCACAACAATCTTAATTTTGGAGGAATTTATAAATGAACAACGATTTCGAATTAGATAAAGGTATTGATTTAGAATCTTTAAAGCGTCAGGCTGATGCTATGAATAAAGTGCGACATACTGCACCTGAAGAAGACATGGAAGAAACTAAAGTAGTTGGTTCTGATTGGATGAATCCCAATAGACATACTCCTAATACAATCAAATATGAACATAAACCTGAACTGGTTCCTGATGAAACAGCACCTATTGTTACTCAGGAAAGTTTAGTAGATAATTATGATGGTCCCGGTTTAGTTATCAATAAGAATGAATTCACTGAAGAAGTTGAAGAAATTAAACCTAACTATACCGGAGTGACTCCTAGTACTCAAGAACATCTCGATGCATATCTAAAGGAAATGGATGAAGATATTGAGATGTTGAAAGAAAATGTAGAAATTCAGAAGCAGGAAGAAGATGAATCTGAAGAAGAATCTTCTGAAATGACTGCAGATGAATTTAATGAAAAGTATGAACAAGCTGTTGTTATTATTGATAAAACAAACTTTGGTCATATTGTAAACTTCACTGAAGAAGAACATGAGAAATTAGAAAAGGTTAGTAAGATTAAACTAGAAGAAATTGAAACTGTTTCTCTAGAGACAATCAAAACCAAAAAGATTAAGAAAAAGGCAGATTTTAATAAGATTATTAAGAAAATTAATAATCATACGACAACCAGTGTTGTATTACCTATTTCTGGTTATGTTGCAGAAATGAGAGGTTGCTCTGCTTATGAATTAATTTCTCTAATTGGTAATAATGACAATGCTATGTTAAGTGCACAGAATCGTTGGTCTGTCATTCATGAAAAGCTAGAATCTGCCAGTATTGGTAAGATGAATTTTAATGAATTTATGTTAAATACAGCATCTGCTGATTATGAAACCTTAATTTACGGTATTCTATGTTCTACTTATCCTGACGATAGCTCTATGACTATTACATGTGAGAAATGTGATAAGAGATTCGAACATAAATATTCTGTCCGTTCTCTAATTCGTGCAGAAGAAATGTCCGATGATTTGAAGGATGCTTTTGTACAGATTGTAGATAACAGTATTTCTGAAGAGGCAGCTAAGAAAGTTCACGATGAATCTCCTATTAAGCAGGTTAAGCGTGTTAAGTTACCTATGAGTGGTATTATTGCAGAAATTTACGTACAGTCTGCATATGACCTACTTAATAAATCAATTAAGGGTCTAAATGAGAATAAGGATAGTAAGTATAATGATACTGCAGTCATTTCTACTCTAGTAAATTCTTTATATATTCCTGATGTGGATGATCCTGGTTCTTACTTCGAAGTAGATGAATCATTAGATATTGCTAAAACACTATATACTATGAATGAAAAAGACATTATGGTCATTCGTAAGCTCGGTGAAGATATGATGAAGGATATGAGTGTCGAATATGGCTTAATGAATATTCGTTGTCCTCATTGTAAGCATTATACTCCTACATTACCTGTTAACGTGGAAGATGTACTTTTTTTCAGGTATCAACAGGCACTGAATACCGAGATCGAATAAAAGAATATTATAATTTCGTAGACGATTTCTTAAATTTATTCAAAAATCAAATTCCATTACAAACTTTCTTACATGAACTTTCTTATAAAGAAGCTTTAGAATTAAGAGAAGTTAGAATAAAAAGAATGGAAGCTGAATATAAAAATGGTAATTTTGATATTCAATCTGAATTAGAAGAACATCTATAAATTTATTCTTCCATCTATATAGAATTGGTCCTTAAATAATTATTTATTATTATTCTAGGGGGCGATTTTATTGAAATCTGATTTAATTACAATATTCAATCAGCTAACTTCACAAGAGTTAGCTGATTGTAATTTATTTGATGGTGTACTAGAAAATCATTATGAAAAAGTAAAATATTTACATTCTTTATTAAATGGTGTAAATATGAATAACATTAAAAATATTTATTGTGATTCATTTTTATATGATGTTTTAGACGTTATAATTATACCGAAAGATATTAATTATAATAACACCATTATCAAAAAAATTAATAAAAACTTAAATAATTATTTCTATAGTAAGTATTTTGAAATTAGTGTCATAGAAATAAAAGATTTTATAAAAGTCTTAATTAGTGTAGTTGGTGGGGTTGAGGAGGAGGAAATATATGAAAATAGACTTATTTAATTTTGAAAAAATGATTGAAGTAAATAATTTAAAAGAAGTTACTGACCCAGTATTATTTTTAAAAGGTACAATTCCTTCTCCTAATGGACTATTAAGTACAGATATATTTGGCATTTCTATGAAAGATAGAAAAACTACTTATGCATATATTGATTTGGGTAGTGAATTTTTACACCCATTTATATATAAGCTATTGAAACGTTTAAATCGTAATTTTGAAAGTCTTGTGCATTCAACCAAAAATTTTAAAATTGAGAATGGAGTACTAGTTGAAGATGAAAACGGTGAAACCGGACTAGCATTTCTATATAAGAATTGGGAGAAGCTTAATTTTACAAAAAATGATAGTTTAATGCGTAATGAACGTGTTGATGTATTAAATGCTTATACAAAAAAAGAATTATTTACAAGATATTGGTTAGTTATTCCTGCATTCTATCGAGATGTTAATTTACAATCAATGGGTAAAGGTAAAATTTCTCATCATGAAATTAATGATAAATATGCAAGATTAATTCGCCTAAGTTCTATTATTAAATCAAATAATGAATTTTCATATACATTAGGAACTACTACAGCAAAAATACAAGAGTCTTTAGTGGAAATATATGATCTATTAAAATCTAAAATTGAAAAGAAACATGGTATGATTCGAAAAAATATCTTAGGTAAATCTATCGATTATGGTGGACGTGTAGTTATCTCTGCACCAACATTCCATGCAGAATCTTATAAAGATATGCCTGTAGATTTATATCATGTTGGTGTACCTTTATCTTATTGCTGTTCATTATTTACCCCATTCATTACAGCATGGGTAAGAAATTTCTTTAGACGAGAATTTGAACAAATTGGTGAACAGTATCCGCTTGCTCAAAAGGATGGAACGGTTCGATATGTAAAATTAAAAGAACCTGAGACATATTTTGATGATGAGATGATTAAAAAACAAATTGATCGATTCATTAAAGCTGCTATTGATAGATTTGCACCAATAGAAGTTCCTGTCGATGATGATAAATTAGAATATATTAATATTAATTTCGTAGCTAGACACTATAGTAAAGATAATCCGGATAGTTTAAGCACTATTATAAATAGACCTATTACTTGGTGTGATATTTTATACCAAGCGGCATATGAAGTATGTACTGATAAAATGGTATATATTACAAGATATCCTATCGTAGACTATTTCGGTACATTTCCTTGTAAAATTCATGTTATGAGTACAATTGAAACCATGCCTGTTAAAATTAATAATACTGTATATAAATATTATCCAAAAATTGATTTAGATACATCGAAAGAAAAAGTTGCAATTAGTTTCTTAGATACAGTTACTATGAGTAATGTATATTTAAAAGGCCTTGGTGGTATATATAGTTGCCACTGTGCATAGAAATATGTATTATAAAATCTCTCTAATTGCGGGAAACTCTCGTTAGGTTATAACTACTAAACTTATATAGTAATATATAAGTGGCAATGGGTAACTCCAAAGGTATAGTAAAAAGGTTATAAATAGAGACAATCCGCAGCTAAATTGTGTGTATAATTAATTTGAAGTGAGGTGATTTAAATCATGTATATTATTATACGATCATTAGAAGAAGAGTGGAAACTTATTGATGATCCTGAAATAAAACCGATATATGAAATAAGTAATTATGGAAATGTCAGAAATATAAATACTGGAAAATTACTTAAACATCATAAGGACAAAGATGGATATGACGCAGTATCATTAATGAGAATCGATAAGAACCGACCTAGTAGCCCTAAAAGATTTAGAGTATGTAGACTCGTGGCAAAAGGATTTATATCAAATCCAAACAAAAAACCAACAGTAAATCATTTAAATGGTACTCATGATGATGATTATGTTGAAAATTTAGATTGGGCAACATATAAGGAACAAATTGAACATGCTGCAGCTGAAGGACTTAGAGCAAATTTTAAAGGTTCTAAAAATCCTGGTAGCATATATGATGAAGAATTTATACATAATATATGTAAATGCTTAGAGAATGGTATTATACATACTGAAGATATAATGAAAAAACTTAATTTAGAAAAAGAATTTTATAAAAATAAGAAAAGATATATAAAACTTGTAAGTAAATTAAGACGTAGAATAAACCATCATCATATTACATGTCTTTATGATTATTAAAAAATACACACAAAAGTTCAACGACTAGTCATTATGACGTACATCCAAGTGGATGGAAATGGGAGACTCCTAATATGAATATTAGGATGAAGATATAGTCTCATCTATATAGAAATATATAGCAGTTCATGAGAGAACGGCATAAGATTAACGACCTTATGTGAAGGATTTCTGGACTATGACGGAGATCAAGTGTCAATTAAGGGCCTATTCACTCAAGAGGCTAATAAAGAAGCTGAAGAAGCAATGATGTCCAAAGCACATTTATTAACAATTTCTGGTGATAATATTAGAACCTCGTCTAATGAAAGTATTCAGTCTTTATATGAATTAACTAAATTCTAATATAAAACTATGGAGGATATATATTATGAACAAAAAATTTGATGGTGATTATTTATATATGTTGTATGATACATCAAAGCATTGGCCAATTCCACTATGGATATCAACAGATTTGAATGAAGCAATTAATATATTAAAAATTAATAGATATAACAAACGTGGATTAAAAATTTGGATAAATGATACACAGCAGTCTAATATGATTACGTTTAATATTTCTTATTATCAACTCATGATGGATTTTATTGATGATCCTGTAATTCCAAGAGAACTCGTTAAAGAAATTAGATCAATTATAAACACGGATGTTGAAAAAGATATTGAAAATTATAATAGAATGCAGGAGGAAAAACTAAAAGAGCAAGAACGATTAGATTTAGAAAAATTACAAAGATTAGCAGAAAAATACGGTAAGACCATTATTGATTAATGGAGGAGATTTTCCGTGATATTTAATAATCTTGAAGTTATATCTATTCGAGGACATTATGAAGCATATTTAAATGATGAATTCATATGTTCCGGAGATACTTTTAATGAGTGCTATCAAGATGCTATTGAAATATTAAATGATGGAGTTTATAAATAATAAATGGAATAAGAGATAATAATTTATCTCTTATTCCATATTTTTGAATTATGATTTCATTAATCGTCTTTTATTTTTATAATCAGATTCTAATCTATAATAATATTGATGTTCTTGTAATTTGCCTACAACATCAGCAGGTAAATCACTTTTACATGCATTATTATATAGTAAAATTAGATGGTTCATCATGTATCCCATGATTTCAAAAACTTCTTTACCACTATCATGAGAAGTATTAAAGAATTCATAAGAGTCAGTATCATTTTCAGCAAAATCAAATACTTCTTTTAATGATAAAGGTTTTGTATTAGTAACCATCATCATAATCTCTGCAACTTCATCAATTTGTTCTTCCATCTTATTGGCATATTCCATACTAATCTTATGAATATTATCAAAATGAGAACCACAGCAATTCCAATGAATTAATCTCATATTATGTTGGTATAGTACCAGTGCAGTAAATACTCTTTTTAATACAACTTCAGCCATATTATATCCCTCCATCAAATGATAAATAGTTGTTCAACTTCTAAGTGATATACATCACGTAGTTTTTCAATATAATCTTTACGTTCAGATTCAGCATTTTCCCAATCTTGAATCTTAAGATTAATTGTACCATGTGCAGTCTGTAATTCTGTATAATGTTTCATTGCATTATATAGGAATCTCTTTATGTCTAGTAATGCTAATTCATAAAAACTTTCCCAAGCAGTAATTGGAATCGTTGAAAAATTATCAGCATGTTCTACACCAAACTCAATTTCAACTTCACCATATGCAGTTGCTACATTATACAGATGTAATCTATTTGGTGCAACGAATTTAAAAGTGATTGCAGGTGCAGCAACAGATGCTAAATTTGCATTTGCTTGAGTCATCATTAACATATTGTATGTATCAATACTACCATCAAATACTGGTGCTAAATAACCGTTACCAAGTAATTTATTTTTTAATAAAATATTTCTAACATACATAATCTCTCTATCACCAAACATATCGGGCATAACATAAATAGATTCTGTATATTCTTCCTTTAAAGCTTCAAAATCATTATTTAAATTAATTGTTTTTTGAATAATATGTGGATAAAATGAACTAAATGTTTTTAGTGTTTTTAATTTAATAACTTCCATCATAGATTCATCTGGATTATCAAAAGGTAATCTAAGACCATATACACCAAGATCCATTTTGATAGATGTTAATAATTGTGAAGGATTCATTGCCATATTAATCATCCCTTTCTATTAATACAATCTAATCAATTATATAGTTGTTAATAGTATAGAAAAAATAAAAGGGTGTCATATACCTAATGGTCGGATTAGGTATATGACATAAAACAGATTAAAAGGAGAATAAATATGAAACCGTTATTTAGGAGCTTGGCTTCAGTAAAAATAGGTAAATGGTGGGCCTTCACGGACTCGAACCGTGGACGTTTCAGTTATGAGCTGAAGGATCTAACCAACTGATCTAAAGGCCCATATTATGGTGCACCTGGAGGAAGTCGAATCCCCACAAAATATCTTAAAAGGATACTGCTCTACCATTAAGCTACAGGTGCATATATTTTTTGATTAATATTATGTATATGATATAATAATTTATTATTATTTTTTGATTCAATAGTTTTATTAAAAATTTCAATTATATATTATATTAATATATACTCATAATAAGGAGGATTGTTTATGTATATTTGTGAGTATTGTAATGCAGAACATGATGGTTCTTATGGTAGTGGCAGATTTTGTTCATCTAAATGTGCTAAAAAATTTTCACAAAAGTTTATAACAGAAGATGGTAGAAACAGACAAATTAGAGTATTAACTAATCCTGATAATAGAGAAAAAGCAGTTAATGGATATAGAAAATATTGTCAGGCTAAAGTATTAGCTAAACGAGATATTCCTAGATATGAAAAAACGTTATCAAAAGGTTTTAATCATCGTGTTAGTAAAGGTACTATAGGTGAAAGTATGGCTGTATTAAAATTTATGCAACGTGATATTCCTGTTGCTGAAATACTTATTGATTTATGCGGTGTTGATTTATTAGCATATTTTGGTGGACGATGGAATACTATTCAAGTAAAAACATCAACATATACTGTTGACGATTATGGAAATAATATTTCATTTTCATTGACTGGAATGAATTATGTTGTTGATGGTAATAAGATGTATTATAGTAAGAAAAACTATCCTAGTAAAGATATTGATTATTTTATTTTATATGATGCATTACATAATGAATTATTTATGATAAAAAATGATGGGATGCGTAAAAACATAATTATTCGATACAAGAAACCTAATGGTATTAATGATAAGGGTATAAATTATGCAGTAGATTATCAAATTGATAATGTGCTCGATAATATTGAATATGGGTATACTCCAGATAATATTGTTATGATTAATGGAGTTGATTGTTAAAATACAAGGAGGGTTAAATGGTATGAATAATATACATATATTGAGTAAAGATGATTTTAAAAAATATAAAAAGAAATTAAAAGACGCATATCATCCGGTTCAGATTGGATCAATTGGTGAATACGTCACTATATTAAAATTTGCAAAACGAGATATTTCTGTAGCCAAAATGAAAGTCGACATATATGATATTGATCTATTAGCATATTTTGGTAGACGATGGAATACTATTCAAGTAAAAACATCAACTAATGGAACTGATAATACTATTGTTTTCCCATTAACAAAAAATGGATGGAATTTAAATAATCATACTATAAGTTCTATCAAAAAGGAATATTCAACAAATACAGTTGATTATTTTGTATTATATGATGCATTGCATGATGAATTATTTATGGTTAAGAATGACGGAACTCATAAAAGTATAACTATTCGATATAATAGACAGATTCATGGAAATAAATATAATGCTAAATATGCAGAAGATTATCAAATTGATAATGTACTTGATAATATTGAATATGGATATGATTCTGATCAAATTGTTATGATTAAAGGTATTGATTATTAATTAAAAAATCAGATAAGCTATAATTTTATAGCTTATCTGATTATATTTTTTTTAAATAAAAAGTAGGATATACTGCAATGATTGCAGTATATCCTGGACGGGAGTAAGAATTTGTGGTGCCGGAGACCAGACTTGAACTGGCACGAGATCGCTCTCATGGGATTTTAAGTCCCAGGTGTCTGCCGATTCCACCACTCCGGCGTATTTTTTAAATAATAAAAAAGTAATGGTCTAATAAAATATATTAGACCATTACATGTGGCGTCCCAGGTAGGGCACGATCCTACGACATTTTGGTTAACAGCCAAACGCTCTACCGACTGAGCTACTGAGACATATATGGCGGAGAAGGAGGGATTTGAACCCTCGCAACACCTTTTTAGTGTCCTATTCCCTTAGCAGGGGAATCTCTTCAGCCTCTTGAGTACTTCTCCGTATATGATTAATAATATGTTATCTAAATAATAAAATATTATAGTATATTTAAAGTGGCGGAGAGAGTGGGATTCGAACCCACGGCTCTATCGAGTCACTGGTTTTCAAGACCAGCTCCTTAAACCACTCGGACATCTCTCCATATAATTTCAATTAATACTATGTTATATAAATAATAAAATATTATAAAATACATAATGTGTATATAATAATACACATTATGTATTTCTTCATGGAGCTGGTGGACGGACTTGAACCCCCGACCTGATCATTACAAATGACCTGCTCTGCCAACTGAGCTACACCAGCATATTTTTTAATTACATATATGTACATGAAATTATATTTTATTATTAACTTTTTTATAATTAATCGTTTTATCAAAAATTTCAATTATATATTATAATTGTAATAATAATGAAATTTATTAAAGGAGAATATATTATGAAATTATCAAGTAAAACTATAGTTGCAATAATATTATTTCTACCAGGTATCGCTATACCAACATTAGGTATATGGTTATATCATTCAGTAAATATGAATGGAGTTTTTATATTTATTGGACAATTGATATACATAACGATTATTCAATATCTTGGATGGAGTGGGAAAATTGAAATACTCATTGATAAATTAAATAAAATTTTAAATAAGGAAAACTAAACTATGGATACAGTAAATAATATAATCTTTGGTATAATAGCATTCATTTTTATCAAATTAGTATTATCAAAATTTATTAGAGCATTTATGGATTGGTATTATGATGATACATGGGATATAAAATGGTAATGGCGATACAATTCAATATACATATTATACTAATGATACTATTCGTATATATGGGGTGTTGACATAAGCTATAAATATTTAAATAATAAGGAGAATGTATTATGAAAGTTATATTAACTAAAAAAGATGATTCGGCTAATATTAGATATAGATATGATAGTAATCATAAATTAAATCACATTAGAGTTGTGCCTGTTGATGGTGAATCATTTTCATTATATATTGAAAATGAAAACATCGTGTATAATGATAATGGTACGATAATTAAATTTAATAAATATAAAGAATTAACTGAATACATTGAAAGAGATATTGAGTATGAGACGACAACTGATTCTAATGGTGACATTATTGGTAGAAAGATTATGAATATACATCGACATCCAAGAAAAATTGATTGGGGTAATGTTACATTTGCAAGAGATATGATATCAATGGTTGGGAAACAACTTAAAGTGCAAAATTTCTTTAAATGAGGTGAATAAACTATGAAAAGAGATTATAATAGAGTAGAAGCTGCTATTATATATGGACCAAATTGGTATGTATTAGTAAACTGTGACTATAATTTCATCAATTATGTTGTAGAAGACAGATACAATGATTATTGTAGATATGACGAATATGGTCGCGTGGTATATCATACAAATAATAGTGGATTTGAAAATTGGATTAATTATGTTGATGATACCAAACATATCCAATCATATGTTGCAAAATTTCCGAATGGTGAAATAGAATGTTCTGTGGTTAGAAATGGAAAGCATGAAATTGTACCAAACCATAATGTTATATTAAAATATGATGAACAGACTATGATGTATACATTTAAAGAAAAATAAAGAGAAAATCATGAAAAAAGATTATAACCGAATAGAAGCCTTTGTTATATATAATGGTAAAAGATCATTAAAATATGTTGCAGTAAATTGTGACATGAAACCAATCCATACTGAATATTATTGGGGTGGTTGGTCTAAATCTAAATATGATGAATATGGAAGAAAACAAATAGCTTATAGTTCTACTGGTCTTTCATGGAAATTCGAATATAATGACGAAGATAAAACTCTTAAAATTACTACTGAAACAGGATATACATATTCTGTAAAATATGATGAATAATAATTAATATGATCGGAGCTGATAATTATGGGAGCTATAGTGATAGGTATCATTTTTATATTATGGATGATTCTCGGAGCATATGCAATGATTAAGGATATTTGTCAAAATATTCAACATAGGAAATTTAATAAATCAATTAACGATATGAGAAGATTTATTAAATTAATAGAAATTGAAGATAATAATGGATTGGAGGAATAAATTATGATAGACATGAAAGACTTTATCGTAGATGAAGGTGTATTTATTAAACTAAATAATGGATCAACATTATATGCTAAAGATTCATATGGACTAGAGTCTCAATTTGAATCTTTTATTGATAATGAATGTCGTAAAATATTACAACGATGGGAAGATGAAGGCACTATCATTTTAACTAGTGACTTCTCTCAAGTAAATTTCGATAATTTACATAAAGCTAAATATTTTAAATTTGCAAAAGTTCCTAGTAGAAGAGATTTAGAAATTATAAATGATAAAATGGGATATAATAAAATAAGTATACTATACAATTTTCCCACACATAAATGGTTAAAATTGGATGTTGTCAGTAATAATACATCTTTTATCAACTATGAAAAAATTGTAAGTGACTATAAGTCTGTTTTTACTAAAATCTTACTTGCCGAAGCAACAATCGTAAAATCTAAATTAAAGGAGTAATACATTATGAGCACCAGATATTATACTAGAATTTATTGCAATGATAAGAAGATTGCATCTATCGGAGTTCCTGATAATTATCGTATGTTAGTAATGTATGATTTTGGGTTTGATGTAGAGTCTAAGTATGATATATTAAAAACTATAATTGACCGTATGCTTTATACATTTAAATATCATGAGTGTGGTACATTTAAATTTAAGCTAGAACTCGTTAGACGAAATACTTCTAGAGAAATTGTATTAAAGTATGATTGTCCATATATTGTATATAAAGATAAAGATAATTATTGGTTAATTTCAGAAAGACATAGTTCTTCTTTTGAAAATTCATTTATACTTATTACAAAAGAATGGATTCAACATATTGCTTTAGCTGGATGTGAGCTCATTCCTGCGTATTATATTAAAAGAATTAAATAAAGGAGTAAGTATAATGAAAAAATTAATAATGACTAAAAAAGATGATTCGTCTAATATTAGATATGAATATGATAGTAATAATAAACTGAATAAAATCATATTTAATCATTCTATTGGTTGTACTGGGATGTTGTGTATAGAAAATGACACAGTTATTTATCAACATGATCTCGATGTTCGATTTGTATTTGATGAATATGGAAATCCAATTAAAAAGATACTAGAGGATCAATATTATGGAGAATATAGCGAATATTCATATGTTATGAATAAAAATATTGTTATCGGATTAATAATGGAAGATGGTGACGGTCATATAATTTATCGTGATTTAAGTATTTGTGAAGCACAAGATATAAATCATGCAACAGAAATGTATAGGACATATGGTGGAAACAAACTTGCAAAACAGATTTTATTAAAAAAGGAGTAATTATTATGAAAAAGTTAATATTAACCAAAAAAGAAGATTCGTCTAATATTAGATATGAATATGACAGCAATAATAAACTGAATAAGATTATATTTATACAGGATCATGGATATACCGATGAATCGTTATATATTGAAAATGATACAGTAGTATATCAGCCTGGACTATATATTCGATATGTATTTGATACATATGGTGTTCTGCTTAAAATGATACGAGAAAGAGAATATTATGGAGAATATGAAGAATGTATATATGTAAAACTTCCAGATAATAAAATCATCGGATATTTAAAACACGAAAGTGTAAATGATATACATTATCATCGATTAACAAAACTTGAAATGAATACTGTACATCAAGCAATAGTCACATACAATACATATGGTGGTGATAAACTTGCAAAGCAAATATTATCAAGAGAGGAGTACAATTGATATGCGATATATGGAAGAAAACTTTCAAGAAAAACATGAACCTGATGTAATTTATTTAGAAAGACGAGAAAAAGGATTCATTGAAAGAATGTATGATGATAATGGTAACATCATTTATAAAAAATTTCCCGATCAATCTAATCCACATCAATATCATTATGATAAATTCAATAATACTACATGGACCAAAAATTGTAATGGTGTAGAACAATGGTATTATCATAATGATAATGGATTACCAATCTTTCGTAAAACTTCTTGGGGCTTTAAAGGTGAGTGGAGAGATTATGATGAATTGAATAATCGTATTGTTCTCACCAAGTTAAGCAAATATTCATGTAACTATAAATATAATGAGGATACAAACTCCATTGATTATAAGAATAGTAAAGGTGTTGATAAAACATATTACTATTCTGATAAAGCAGAATTAATCCGTGTTGAAGATAAGACTATAAGAGATACATATGAATCAAATGCTCAAGAAATTTTAAATAAGATATTTAAATACTTATTTGGTGAAAATGCATATGTTGCAGATAGCTGTGGTGGAAATCAGGCAAATGAGTTAATATATGAACGGATTATGGAAAACTTTCCTAAATATAACTCATGTAATAATACCAAATTACATGAAATTTTTGCCGATATAAGGAGGAAAATATATAATGGCTAAAATCATTGAATTCCCTAAAAAGAAGAAAACTGAAGAATATCCTGGAAAAGAAAAAATTGGCGAACATCTGTCATTATTACTAATGCATGGTATGTTAATTAAAGAATTTGACATTGATGAATCTAAAAGTGTTTATACTGTTGATGTATCAATGCCTGAAAAATGCAAAACAAAAATTATTGAAAAGCGATCCACTGAATTAATGATGTTAACTCGAGATCGTTTGATTAAGATAGTCCTGCTAATGATTAATGGTACTGATACCGAAGATGGAAAATACACTATTGATGAAATTCTACAAAAGCTTGATATAAATATTGAGCTCAGACATAATGAAGTGTGGTTGGAAAGAGATCGTATCAATTTTATAAAATCACTAAATGTATAATTTATATAAGGAGTATATTATGAACATAATTGGTCAATTTTATAATAATCATTCTCTTGCATTTATTATCATAACGGATGTGATATTCGTATTAGTGCTGTTTTGTATAGCAATTGCTAAAGAATTTAAATTTGAGCCATGGTATTATGATAGTATACTATATAGGTTCAACGTACATAATCTTGATTGGCTTAAAACTGGAGAGCCAGAATACTCACCTTTTAAATTCTATTATAAAGGATCTCTAGTCGAAACTTATACATATGATGAGTATTTAAATAAACCAGAAGGTCTTCCATTTTACACATGTTCACCAGAAGTAAAGATACTTTATATTAATAACATTCCAATATATTGTATCTATAAACTAAATAGAAAAAGAGTTATCTACTGGAATACTGAATATGATTTAAAAGAGGCAATAGCAATCATTAAGTGTGGTAATAAAGCATATAAAAAAAAGCTTAATGAAAAACTCTCTACTTCTAACTCAAAATCACTTATTAATAATACAACTGACATTGATCATTAATAATAGGATGTGTAGAATATGATGAAACGTGATTATAATAGAATAGTAGCTTTTGTATTATTAGATGATGGATATGAAGCAATTAATTGTAATTGTGATCCGATCTACACTAAATCTGGTGAATTGGCAATTATTTTAGAAGAATACTATACATATAATGATAACGGTAAAGAGATTTATAATATGACAAAAATAACATATGGTGAAGAAACCGAAATATCTGAAATATGGAAAGATTATGATTCTAGAGGAAATTTATTGCTATGGAAGGATAGTTTCGATACATGGTTTGAGTACGAATATGATGATAATGACAATCAGATTCATGTCAAAAATTGTATTACATCATATGAATATTGGCTAGAGTACGATAATAAAAATCGTCTTATCTGCATAAAGGATTCTGATGGAAATGTAAAACAATGGGAATATAACCCATTATCCACTCATTATAAAGATAATAGTGGATATGAATCATGGATCATATATGATAAAAATGGAAAGCCAATACGATTTGAACGCAATAGTGATCGAAAACAATATCATGATATTTGTAATATGAGTGTTTGTGATATGTATCCTGATTTACTTGTAAAAACTACAATAGATTAATTATAAAGAAAGATATGGGAATATTCCCATATCTTTCTTTTTTTCGTAAATTTAAAGATTATAAATATATATTATAAAAGTAATGTAAATATAATTTACATCAAAAAAAATCATTTTAAGGAGATAGTATCATGAAAAGAAATTACAACAACAGCATCGGCACTCTGGTTAAGGAACATGAATTTGCAGAACTGAACTGCAACTGCAAGCCTCTGCATCGTAAAAATGATGAAGGTGCAGAATCCTGGAGAGAATATGATGCTCAGGGTCGTCTTATTTCTTATCGAGATAATAATGGGTATGAAGAACACTATACCTATAATAAAAACGGTACGGTTACTGTAAAAGGACCTTTTGGAAATATTCTGAGATAACACATATACGAAAGGTGTCTATTTAGACACCTTTCTTTTTTTATATAAATACCACAATATTATAAGTATAAACGAGGTGATAAGATATATGGAAACAAGAACTAATTTTTATAGATATTTAATATCAAAATTTGATATTATCATCCCGAATGAAGAACCTTTAAAATTGAGACAAGCTAATATTTATAGCTTTCGTATAGAACGTGATTATGATAATTTATTTTTTCCTATTTTCCAAGTAAAATTATTAATCGACTATCCACTCTACTATAAAATAGTCAAAAATAAAACAACTGTAAAATTTAATGTCAAATTAGAATCATATCAATATACTGATACAGAAAAAGTTAAATTTAGAGAAACTATTTTTGATTCAACATTTGCAATATATACTGATGACGATAATTTCCATTTAGATAAAGATAATTATAATAGAATGATGGATATCACAGATAACCAAATGACTGGTGGTTTTATTGAATTATATTTATTCAAAGAATCTGACATAACATCGTCAAGAACTGTAATAAACAGAATATTACAATCATCTAATATTACAGATGCTCTTGTATATTTATTATCAAAATCAGGAACATCTAAATTATTGATGAGCCCATTACAAAATACAAATCAATATAATGAAATTGCATTATTACCTACTACAATTATTCAAAATATATTATATTTAGAAAAGCGATATGGATTTTATAAGAATGGATCAATTCTATTTTATGATTTCGACACAACTTATCTATTAAGTAAAACTGCACTAGGTAATACATATAAACCTAATGAGTATAAAAAGGTCATTATTGAAGTATATAAAACTGCAAATAATAGAAGTTTTACTCCTGGTAATTTTAAAGATAATATAACAAAGACATATACTCTTCATGTGACCAGGGATAACCTATCAATCAATACAAAATCTATTATTGAAAATGAAATAAGTGGCTCTGAAGTAAATTTAATTAGTGGTAGCTCAGATAGTGTATCTACAGCAAAACCAGATGTTAGAGTACGTTCAAATCATAATAGTAAGTACTTAGTAAATAATTTCAATAATCCTTTCTTAAAAGATATGATTGAAAATGAAAAAATTGAAAATGATCATATTCTTACTATAAACGCAGTAGATTTTGATATGGGGTTACTATCTCCCAATAAACAGTATTCATTTATATGTGAAGGTTCAGAATTACAAAAAGAATACGGTGGTAATTATAGATTATCTTCCGAGATACTAATGTTTGAACGAGAAGGTGATGACTTTAGTATTGAAGCTGCACTTAAATTTAAAAAACCGAAATAATAAAAACAGATATAGGCATATTTTATATGATCCTATATCTGTTTATTTTTTTATTGATTCTTCTTTTCTTGTTTTACTTCTTTTTGAGATTCTTCTTTAATAGTATCTTTTCTACTATTTAATGTATTCTGAAGAATTTGAATATACATATTAAATCTCTTTTCAATTTCAGTTAAATATGTTGCAATAGTTAACTGAATTAAATTGATACAGATTTTATAATATTGTAATTCTTTTGTGGATAGTTGGGCTAACTCATTTTTATTATCATTTTTAGTATCAAGTTTATTGTTATCAATAACTTTACCTTCTTTTGGTTGATTATCTTTATTATCAATAATTTTTGAACCTTCTGCTTTAGTATCCGATTCATCTGCTTCTAATAGATAATATAAAGAAGATTCATCAAAATAACATTCTTCAATTAAAAAATACGATTCTTTTAATTGATTCTTATCTCGTCGCTCTAATTCTCGTTTAATATTATCTAATTTTGTATCATAACTTCTCATAGAAGCTCTGGCGTTATTTACATTTTTCTTATAATTTCTAATATAAGGAATTGCATAATTTAAACAAATGTCAGAAAATTTAGGAGAAGAATTTTCATTGATATTAACAAGTTTAGGTTCTTCTGTCGTCCCACCACTAAACTTAATTTTTAAACTTTCACCAAAACTCTTACCGTTAATCGTAATTTTACCAAACTCTTTATATTTTTCAACATTTTCCCGACTCGTTAAATTATCCAATTCAGTAGCACTAGGCTTATTATTACTATCTAACATGCCAATGATGTTATTCATGGTAGTAGTCATTTTATCAGTACTATATTTCCATCTAGGGGTTAGATTTGTACTTAGTCCACTATAATCAATATTTGCAAATTTACTATAATTCTTCTCAAACCATTCTAATTTTTTATCAGTAATAGTATCTGTGAACTTTTCAATAAATTTACCAAATATTCTGTGTACAACTTCTTTTGATTTATCTAACCAGGATGTTTTATTTGTTGCTTGATTTGTTTCAGCTTCGAGAATAACATTATTCTCCATACAAGAAAGAATCATATCCGATTCAATTTCCATTCTTTCCTGTAAATACTCGTTAAATTCAACATCAGATTGGTACTGTTCATTTAATAAATATCTAATCATTTTACTTTCACCTCGGTACCATCTTTTTCATTAATATATGATTTAAGGATTCTCTCATATTGTTTCATAGAATCTTTAATAGCTTTTACTTTCTGCATATATGTATTAACTATACATGTAGTTACAAATTTAGTATAGTTAAATTGATACTGAAGATATTCTTCATAAAGCAATACATTATCATAGTTTTCACAATTTACATCGATAGGAATCATTTCATTTATTGTGGCTTTATTAAATACTACAGTATTATTCTTTTTATTTATATGAACCTTTCGACTAAATATATTCTTTAGATTCTTTAAACACTTATCAATTTCTTTAAATTCTTTTGCAGTTTTTTGAATTAATTTTTCAATTTCTTTATAGTTATTTAGTCCATCCACAATGTAAGTTTTATCAATGACTAATGTAGATGGTTCGGTTTTATCATCTCTAAATAACTTATCAACTTCATCATAAAACCCACATTTATTTGTATTGACAGATTTGCCAATAATTTTACTTCTGATATTATCTTTAGTTTTATCTACTTTAAAAGAATCAACTTTTTTATCAATATCTTGCTTTGTTAATATATCAATATTGTCAACTTGTGAATTATATTCATATATAATATCATACACAATATTAGTTTTCGGAATATCGAAGTCTATTGTAAAATTATATCCTTCAAAAGTAATTTGCTTATCAGGTAATAACTTTATTTTATCCTCATTATTTTTCAAAAACTTAGAAAATGTGGTTATATAAGTTTTTGTACTTGTAATAAACATATGTTGAAATTCAGTTAATTTATTGATTAATTTAGTGAAGAAATCATTAATTGCTTTTCTGATATCATTAGCACCTTCTAGTAATATACTAGTATCATTTTCTAATGCAGCGTAATGTTTTTGTTTAATGTATACAGTATATACATTAAATGCATTTTCTTCTATATAATTAAGCATATTATAAATATCATAGGTTAAATCAGATTCCATATATGATTCTACTGAAATCGGTCTATGATAATTTAAATTAGTTTCATTTTTAAAAATTCTACCAGATGGAATCATTTAATCACCTCGTTTCGCTATTATTTAAATGTTAAACGTAGATAAATAAAAAGACTTATAGGTATAGAAAACTATACCTATAAGTCTTATAAATATTAATTAGATTAGAGCCATTGCAGCCTCTAGTAGAGAATCACCAGATTCTTCAAACTCAGCAGACTCAGCAGCAACCTTAGTATTGAAAACTCTCTTTAGAATAGCACCATACTG